AAATGATCGAAGACGAACTACCTCATTTTGCTCGTTGGCTTTTGGACTGGGATGTTCCTGCTGAAGTAGAAGGTCTTTCAAGGTTTGGGGTTGTTAGTTACATTGATCCTACTATTGCTTCAGCAGCGTATGACAACTCAAGCAGAAGTTCTATAGCTGAGTTAGTAGAGTTCTTTGCTAAGAAAATAAGAGAACATACAGGGATAACAGTGTGGCGAGGAACTCTTACAGAATTTCAAGTGCAGTTACATGAAGCCAACAACGGCAAAAATGTAGGTATGAGTGGCAATTTAAACTTTGTCCGTATAGGTATGCTTATATTAGAAGAAGCTTGTAAGCATAGTAAGACAGCTAGACCTATTAAATCTATAGGTTCTGGAGGAGGTAAATTATGGGAAATAGACCTTGATGAACAGTACGATATAGATAATGCTTACAAAGCAAAAACTAAACAATCGGCAACTGTTTAAATGACAAGAGAAGAAATAGAAGAATTTGTTGAAGAACATTATCCAAATAGCACCTTTATATTAGCTGATGGACTAGACGAAGCTTTTATAGGAGTGACAAGTCTCAATGAAAACTATGAACCTGTTGCAGTATACAGTATAGAAGATTGTATAAAAGTTTTTATAAAACAAGGAATGAAACCTGATGAAGCTTTTGAATACTTTTCTTTTAATGTAGAGTCTGCTTATGTCGGAGAAGGCACTCCATTATTTATAAACACCCCTGAGTAGTTGGGTAGCAGGTCTTAATTTTTTAATAGGGATATGATGCCCTGAAACTTTTGTAACAAAGCCATCTTTAAAAGTATAACCTTTTTCTCGGAACTTAGTTTTTTTTAAAAGCTTAGTTGTAGGGTACCAACCCACAACCCACGCTTTTATAAGATCTTTTCTAACTCTAGTAAAAACGTAAATGTCATTATCAGGGTGATCTCCTTTTTTTAAATTGAGCGAAGCCATGTAATGAGGGAGCGGGACAGAGGTACAAGATTTTGATTTTACCTCTATCCTTTTATTTTTGTATACAAAATCATGAGAGTACACTGCATTACCTACGTACTTACTGTGAGGTAATAATTTTTCTACACATATCTCACCCAAGCACCCTACCATATTTCCCATTCCTCTTGTAAAAGATCCTCGAAGGGTGCCCATTTTTTTAGCTCTTTTATGAGCTAGTCCAATATCTGCACTAGTCGGAGAAAAAACTAAAAGGTTTTTCTCCTCTTTAAATTGAGGTTTATTAAATAGAGAACCCATATCATAATTGTATTCAAACTAATTAAGGTCAGTTTTTTTTAAGAATGACTCCCAAGCAGGAAAGAATATTTCTTCCATACAACGTACAACAGCTTCTTGATCATAGTTTTCAAGCCAACCTACTCCGCTAATAAGTAAACTAGCTTCCATCATTTCGTGCCTGATAGTATTTAAAAGTGTCTTCCCTTTAAGATTTTTATTTATCTCGATGGTTTTTTTGTCATGGAGGTACAATCCAAAATCAGGGCTATCCCCATTGAAAGGGACTAACTCAAGTTTTACCCTTCGCCCTGCAATCGATATGGATTTAGGGAGATGCACATTACCACCTTTCTGACAGCTCTTTATATAGCTCTATACCTCCCGCTATGGAAGTTGCTATACCTTCCATGCTTTTTAAAGCAAGCTCCCAATCTTCGTTATTACTACCAAAAAACGGTTCTGCAATAGTTGCTGGGCAGTGTGTTAACCTTAAAAATCCAGCACCTCTGCTTCCTTTTTGTTTTGCTTTTATCCCTCTGCTCCTTAACTGAGGGAAACAGTCTTCAAAAGAATCTCTTAAAGCACGGGCAAACAATCGGCCTTTTTCAGAAGTATGCCAATATAACCATTCATGCCCTGTTGCTTTTGGGGTAGCTGCATTAAAATGTAATTCTATAGCAGAACTAATACTATCTGCTTTTAATTTTTTAGCTAACCACCTCATAGAGCTCCAATAATTACTACCTTCATACGAAGAATAAATTCTGTAGGGGCTATTCATTCGGTCCCCTATCATGTCAGCCAGTTGAGAATTATAATCCCATTCGGTAACTCCAGTTACAGAAGCTGCGCCTGAATCATTTGGTCGGCTGTGGCCTACGCATATTGCTATCATCTCCTATTATTATAGCACGTCTATAGGAATAATCACTATGGAACTTCTGACCACGCCCCATGAGGTTGCCCTCTTTAAAAGGGTAATCGTACCCTTTTAGTAGGGTAATAGTAGCAGGATCATAAAGATTGCTTTCGTTCAAACTGGAGTCTCCTGCTAAGTCTTTCAAGGCGCAGCTTGGCAGCAGGAGAACCATCAGCAGCAAGGCGGTCAGCTTCATCTTCAAGATCATAAATATGTTTCCTATGCTTGTAATTAGTATACGCAGCGTATGAACTCAAAGCTGCTTTTATTATTTTTAAGAAGGTCACTTCTTATTTTTCTTGCGCTTTTGTATTTTCAAAAGATCTTTACCTGTAATCTTCTTTTTAGAAGTTTTCTTTTCTTTGCCGTAAGATTTTCCGTACATTATTTCTTTTTAGATAAAATTGACCATATAACCCCCACAAGAGTGACGGCTGCTGATACACCAGTCGTAACTTCCTCACCAGAAGCTAACCCATTCTGAGTCATGAAACCCCCACCGAACGTAAGGATATGACGTATGATTCCTAATATTGCTTGTTTGTTCATTTCTTTTTCTTAATTAAATTGTATAAAGTAATTATAGCTACAGTGATACCTAAGAGTCCTCCAACGACTTGAATACCCCATTGGATAACTTCCGCATACGGAATCGTGACTGCTATTAAAGAGCCAGTCACTCCTGTAACCCCTTTAGCTACTATTTCGCTATTGCTCATAAGCGAGCAATATACCACAATTAATCAATAATACCAAACTCCTTGGCGTAGGACTCAGCAGCTTTCTCAATAACCCACTTCATGTAGTCTTTATCTTCTGTAAAGCCTTCATCATCAATCATCATTGGAAGATCTGGAGTGCCTTCCGTGTAATCTGGATTATCAATAAGAGCCTCTCCAACAGGTGCTACATAGTCAGGATTCTCAATCATTGGCTCCCCTACAGCTTCTGTAGCTGCGATATAATCAGGGTTATCAATCATCTCTTCCCCTATAGCATCTGATGCAGGAACGTAGTCAGGGTTGTCTATGAACTCTTCAGAATCCTCATCATCCTCATCATAATCAGGATTAGGTATCTGTGGTTGTCCGACAGCTTCAACTGCCTCCACATAATCAGGATTCATTATAAGAGGTTCCCCTACTGCTTCTTGAGCGGGTACATAATCAGGGTTCTCGATTAGTGGGTCACCTTGTGGTGGCTCATAATCAGGAT